TGCTTCAACGACAGGTCCGTTATGCCAAACAGTTGCCCCATCGACAAGACGGAAACCACCAATAAGATCGTCTTCATCAGTTTCAATAGTAATGTTTACACGAATAAGTTCTCGTCCAAGTTGGGCACATGCTTGCTCAACAGAGAAAGTCTTACCATTGCCAGACAGACCAGTAATAAACGTTGGATAAAAAAGACGGGACTGAATAATCTTTTTAATATCACCAAAGTTACCAAACTTGACGAAGGTATCATCTTTCGCGGGGATAAGGTTTTGCTGTTCCTGATCGGGAACAATTGCAGCAGGTGCCTGGTAGGTTTTCTCCATTTGTTCCCGAACGGTAAGGTTCCACTTACCATGGCCAACTTTGTAATCAGAAAGTTTTTTAGTAATGGTCTGATATGTGGCACCATTCATTGCACACCATGCACGAATATCGGCACTTGTCACAGATTCTCCATAAAGAGATTGAAGAGAGGTGCGGATGTAGTCAGAAGAAAGAGACATGATGTAGGTTGTTTGTTTCAACTGAAGTTATTATACAAGAAAAAAGGGGGTCCTGAGACCCCCAGTGGACAGTTCAGTGATTGTCCAAATACTCTTGCAATTCTTGAACCAACTTTCTTCTAGAATGCCTTCTATCCAACTCAATACCTACGGTTCTACCATAGTCTTCAAGTTCTTTCTTAGTCATGTCATGAAATGACACATCACTCTCATACTCCTCCTCAATCCACTCTTCATAGTTAGTAGTATCTTCATCAACGATAGGAGATTCCGTAACTTCTTGAACAGCAGGAACTTCTACTACCTCTACTTTAGGTGGTTCCGGTGCTGTTGGTGCAGGAGTTGGAGCAGGTGATGCTTTTTTACCTCCCAACAATTTCCCAAATCTAGACATTTTTAATACCTATACTATAAAAATATTTATCAAGCAATAAGGTCCACAAATTCGTTGAGGATTTTTTTATTCATCTTTTTGTTCTTGAGACTCTTCATAAAGGATTTCTTGATCTGTGCCTTGGACGCATCATCATCAACCTCAAACTCAGACTCATTTGCAAGGGCATTTGCCGAGAGTCCGAAATATGTGTGATATCCAGATTCTTTAAGTGCGAATGCTTTTTCTTTTCTCCAAATCTGATGAACCTTATCATATTGAGGGGAACTCCAACCTCCAGTATAACGACGAATAAAAGAGTTGGCATCACGAGATTCCAGAACGCGAATACCAATAAAGTTAGTGTCAGTAAAGTTATCTTTTAGATTTTCGAGAAGAACATCAGTCATATCATACCAATTGTCACCCAAGTTGTAAGTATTTCCAGTTTTACGATCTCTCAAGAAACAGTGTTGTCCAACGTGTGCCGTACCCATAAACGGTTCGGATTCCCAGTGACGTTGCACCTCACGGTGGTATTTGAGAGAACATCCTTCACCATCAGTCAACACAACACATTGAACCTTTTGAAGTTTGTTTTCTTTCTTGAACTGAGGAATGATTTGATGAAGTGAGATCATCGTCTCATTCAAAGGAGTTCCTGAGAGACCCATACCAATAGGAATTTTATACATTGTATAACGACTAAAGCTCCATGCAAGACGGAACAAATGATTCATCTGTTGATCCAAAGTTTTAGAGTTAGTCTTGTGAGTCAACATATGCATCAAAGAGAACCACTCACCAACTTGCATCAGTCCATCTTTCTTTCGATATGAAAGTTCTCGGAGATCTGATTTACCATCTTCATCATAAGAAACGAGAGGATAATCGTTGGTAAATGCATAGACATCAAAAGGAATACCAACCTTTTTACAGAACCAAACCAGATTAGAAAGTTGCTTAACGGTGTCCAACATCACCTGACCCATCGAACCAGACCAGTCAAGAATGAATACCAGACCGTGATTCTTACCATCAGCAAGAGTGGTAACTTTCTTGAAAAGATCTTCGTTGTACTTGTAGGTGTGAAGTTTAGTGCAGTCAAGAACACCCGTGCGAGCAGTGGTGGCACGAGCATAGGAATCTGCAGACTTACGACACTCAAACTCTTTTACAAGATAGTTGACCTCTTTCTGTGCAGATTTCTTAAACTTTAGAAACTCGGAATCAACAAAATCAAAAACAGTTTTATCGAAACAATCATCCCACAGTTCATGGCAGGCATTATGTATTGTAGAGTTGGGAACAATAATTTTTTCCAGATTTAGTTTAGGAATCTCAAGATAAACATTCTCAATACCATTCATATCGATAAGATCCTTAATAGATTCTTCGAGAGAATCCATTGTGCTTACCTGAGGGTCCGAATTGCTTACACCACCTCCATCGTTCGATTGTTCATCACTCGCAGATTCGGTGGATTGTTCAGATGCTTCACCATCTTCGGACTGATTCTGATCTTCTTCCTGATATTGAGAATCAGTTTCTTGCTGCTGATTTGTATTATCGGAAGAACCAGAACTTTGTGATTCCAAAGAATCCATATCAGTCTTGGTTTCGGTATTCATCTGATTCTGACAGTACTTGTAGAGTGCCTGTGCCGCAATCAGAACGTCATCAAAGTCTTCACAACCATCAATCATACGAATGATTGGCATCTCAAAGTCTTGATCAAAAGGAATATTGGCAAAGTTTCCAATCTTGAAGTATAGATTTGCACGATCTGCAAGATTCATCTTGCTCACATCTTCACATTCAATACCGAAAAAATCTTTATCAGAAAGTTCACTATAACCACGATAGAAGGTCTTGGAGATACCAGCATAACGACGCTTCATCATCTTCTCAATACGAGCATCCTCAACCACATTCACAAACTGTGGAGGAACTTTATATTCTTTTAACCAATCACGATCAGGAGTATACAGTGCATGACCCACCTCGTGTGCCACCAGCATATCGTAAATCTCATTCGTGGCACCCTCCCACATCGGCAGAGTCAGCACACGAGTATGGACATTGAAGCAGGCAGTTTCTACATTCTTGTGCTCCACCACAAGGTCTTCGGTGGCAAGCAGTTTAGCAAGGTGAGACTTGATTTCGTGATTGACAGTCATCGGTCTTTTGCGTATGAACCTATTATACAAAAGAACCCTGCTGTTTAGGCAGGGTCATGTGACGCTTCTTGAACTGTCTCAATGCTTCTCGTCGAGCTCGCATTGCTTGTGGTTTGAGTTTTCGTTTCTGTTCTTTCTTGGAATGATGCTTCCAGTTTGGGACTTGCATTGTTCTTTGGTGTGTCAGGACACCATACGTGAAAAACCTTTTACTTTGTCAAACTTGAGGACACTTTCAAATTTGTCATGTAAATCTGACTTATGAGAGATGACAAATATATTAGCATCTTTAATCACATAACGAATGATCTTAAGGAACTCTTCGGTTCCAAATCCATCCAGTGAAGAATCAAATACCTCATCCATAATCAGCAGGTTGGTATTCACCGAGTTCTTGAGTCTGGCAACTTCTCTCCAAGTAAAGAGTAGTGCAAGGTCGATTCTCATTTTTTCACCTTCACTAAAAGATGAATATGAGAAGTGTTCATGAATCGGTGATTCTACAGTTTCACTAAATTCTCCATCAAGTTTAAAGTTGATGAAGAAGTCCATCATTTGAAGATAACGATTTACCTGCTGATTTATGAACGGAAGATACTTATTAATTATCTTCGTTTTTACACCATCGTCCCTGAGTAGGGAATAGGCAAAATCGTAATGAACGATTTCTTGTTTTTTGTCTGAGAGGTCTTCTATTGTCTTTTGGAGATTTTCTCGAAACTGTTCTAGCTTCTCATGCTCAGTATTTCTGTTTTGTAACTGACTGGTAATAGTTTGAATTTCATTTTCAAGATCTCTGATTTGTCTCTGGTTGAGGGAAATCCGAGTATTGTTTTGAGAAATGCCATGCGTTAACTTTGTAATCTCCTTGGATAGGGCATTGAATTGACGCTCTCGTTCTTGTTCAGACTTAATAGTTTGCTCAAGTTCCTCATAACCATCTTTAAGTTCTCTTGCCTTATTTTGAGCATCCTCAATTCTATTTACACGAAACTCTTCCTCAATCTCCTGTGTGCAGGTAGGGCATACCGTATTTTCAGTGAAAAACTTATGTTCTTTGGTAATAGCAGATACTTTCTGAGAGATTTTACCTTTAAGGTTGTTAAGTTTCACTAACTTATCTGCAGCACCAATAACCTCTTCTTGCTCCTTTGTAAACCTATGAATATCTTCCTCAGTCTTAGCATTTTCTGTCATATAAACACCAACTTCATCATCCAACTTGGCAATCTTTTCCTTGTTGGCATTGATATTGGCATTACCACGATTCTCAAGTTCTTCGATGAACTCTTGCTGCATCTTCATCTTTTCTTTGAGTGTATCCTTCTTCAAAGATAAAGATTTAACTTGGTCCTTTTTCTCCCGCATCTTATCTTTAAGCAATCCATTCATTGCAGAGAAGATACGAATGTCCAGCAGATCCTCAATCACCTCACGACGATTAGAAGTCGTCAGTTGCATGAAAGGAACAAAAGTGCTGCTACCCAGAATCACAATCTGAGTAAAGGACTTATAGTTTACCTTGAGAATACTCTCTTCCAGAATGCGTTGATTTGCACGATCATCTGCTTCCTTATGAAGGAGATTTCCATTCACTTCAATATCAAACACATTTGGTTTGATTCCACGACGAACAAGATACTCTCTTCCATTCACATTAAACTCAATCTCAACTAGACACTCTCTTTCATTGGTGGTGTTGACCAGTTGAGGTTTATTGATTTTACGGAATGGTTTATTGAATAACACAAAAGTAAGTGCATCCAACATTGTGGATTTACCTGCACCATTTGTCCCAACAATCAAATTTGTATGATGCTGTTGAAAGTCAATCTCCGTAAATGTGTTTCCGGATGAGAGAAAGTTTTTATATCGAATCTTTTTGAAGGTTATCATTCTTTGGTGGAATTACGATGTCGTTGGGAGTAATCACTGCATATTTGTAATTATAGTGCTTACAAGTCTTTATGGCAAGCTCATCATCGACTTCTACTACGTCCATGATTGCTTCTTCTTGATCCTCTAGCATCATAGCATATCTTTCCGCATCATCTTCCTCCTCAAATAAAAATAAAACTTTGTGTCCATACCTGTCCTGAACAGCGTATGCACCATCGTCCTTATTATCTCTGAGGGTTAGAAGAAACATTTATTCTACTTCGCAAGCTTGCTTATACAAATCTTGGAAGATACCTTTGATGATTTTTTTATCTAGTTCAAACTCAGATTCATCAATATAACGATTGAGAATAGAAAGTGTGTTTTCCTCTTCATCAATCTCAAACTCTTCAGACTCTTGTATTTCAAAGTTCTCAATAATTTTAAGATCCTGAACTCCTACTGAATGAAGTTTATCAATAAACTTTTCAAAGTCTTTTGGTTTTGACTTTTTGCGAACGATCACTTTCACAATTTTGTTCTCATACTCAGTAGCATTGAACAACTTGTGATTGGTATCCTCATAATAGATATTATAAAATAATTTATAAGGATTATTAACTGGGGTCAGAGTGAGGGTTTCCGTATCAAAGATATGAAAACCACGAGTATCATTCACATCTGTCCAATACATCTCATAAGGAT